GCTCTTATTTTACCGTCTGCATCGCTTATAACAAGTGAAGAATCAATAGTCATAGCGGTTGAACTGCCATCTCCGATACGAAACTCATCAGCGCTTCTTGCTACTTCTAAAAACCAATTGTGTTCTGTTCCTCCAGAAGACTTCCCTTGAATTTTTAATTTTGTTGATTGGTTGTTATTACCTGCTAATATTTCAACACCACCGTCATGTGCTTGTGAGTTTGAAATAACGTTGCCACCAAAGTTAGCTCCTGCATTAAACGTAGCAGCCCCTGCTGCTGACATATCAAGGGTAAGTGCGGTTATTACAGAACCACCGTCATTACCTTTAAATAATAAATCGGCATCTCCAATCATCGAACGAACGGTAAAATTGTTGCTTTCATTTCGCAACATGCCAATGTCGCCACCTGCATCTTGAATACGAATAATACCACTATCAGCATCTAAGTGAACCTCATTAGCAGCATCTAGAACGACATTAGTTCCTCCACTAATAGTAAAAGTACCAGTTTCTGTTAGACTTGCACCTGTTAGAGTTGTTCCACCAACTTTAATCAAATTATTAAATGTGGCTGATCCTGCATCTGACATATCAAGGGTGAGGGCAGTTACAGTTGATCCACCATCGTTGCCTTGAAAAACCATATCTCCATCAGATATTGCAGAATAAAATAAAAATTTAGTATTACTATCACTTGCTATTTGCCCGTAATCAGTTCCACCATCTTTAAAAAGAACATTTCCACCATCTGAATCAATAATGATATTACCACCAACATCAATGGTAAAATCTCCACCATCGGATATAGTTGAGCTATTTATTGTAATATCACCAACGTTAACACCTGAAGCGTTAACCCGCATACGCTCAGAACCGTCTGTCTCTACAGTAAACGTATCAACCGCAGGGAAACGTATCGCTGTGTTTGTATCGCCACTGTGAACAATCTTATCAGCAATCGTTACATCACCACTGAACGTGCTTGTCGTGCCAGTAAGATCCCCCGTCAGTGTTCCGCCTGTAAGCTGTAGGTATCGAGCATCTGATTGGGATTGTGTGTAAACATTCGCTATCGTCTGTGTTGCATATGCAACAACATCAACGGTGTCTCCAACCGTTGCGCCAGAAGCAAGGACAATTGAAGTCCCATTTGTGGCGGTGAAATCTGCTGCTGAAAGTTTAGATCCATTTAAAAATACTTCGGCAAAGCCAACCGTGTATGACACCGTAAAGGTTGTTTGGTTAGCTGTTGCGGTAAAGACTGTAGTCGTAAAAGTTGTTGGCTGTATATCCGCAGCTATCGCTGTAATAAATACAATAGCATCTCCAGATAGATTTATCGCGTTATTACTGTTGCTACTTTCAGAGACAACCCTGGTGAGAGTTGTCCCTGATGCCGTAAAAACACCTGAACCTAGCTCGAAATTACTTGTACCATCTTCTATACAGTACCTAACAGTTTCTCCGTTAGACACTCCTGCTGCGGTAAAAGTCTGGAAACCGTCAACCGCTGAACCCAATGTGATTGTGCCAGTACCCGTAGTAGCGGTTGTCATCTTGGCACGATTGACCAGTTTTACCATAGCGGCACTCCAAACTTAATTGTTATGCAATACGAATGATTGCGTTACTTGCGTCAGGCGTTGGGAACACAATCTGAAAGTCCCCAGAAGTTGATGACTTGTTAGAGCCAAAATCAAGAACAACTACGCTTGGATCTCCTGATGCAGTATCATTATAGATCAACGCACCACGAGCCGTGATTGTTGCAGATGTAAATGTAAGATCTGCAAAGTCAGTCAACGCTGTAGTTCCTGATGTTGTTGGTGTTACGTTTGTAAGAGTACCTCCACCCGCAGAATACGTTCCAGAGTTTGATACCTCGTTAGAAGAAGTATACGCTGTAGTAGCTGCGTTGAATGAAGCACTGTTATCATACAAAGCTAGTTTGAAAGTATTACCACTTGAGTTGGTAAAGTTGTGTGTTGCAGTCATCAATTCTTTCTTGAATGATGTGCACATAAAGTTGCCGCTAAATGCCATTTTACAATCTCCTTATAAGGTCGGCTAGTTCAGGATGACCTGCTTCCTTGAGAGCATTATACACAGTTGTACGGTCACTGTGAATAGCTTGTCTCATATAGTAAGCCACCAATTTCTCCAGATGCTTAGAGTAGGCACGAGCCTGATCCCTTATTTCTGGATGCGCTGAATCCGAAACAGCAATGATCTTTTGCACACACTGTTCGGATAATTCATCAGGGGTAAGACCCCTGTTATGGGTTGTATTTATTTGAACTAAAGATTCATCTCTAGGAACACTTACATCTATTTTAAACATTATTGTTTAGCCCTTATAACTTTTCCAGTTCGGTATTCATCAGTCGTTTCTTTAGCTTCACCAAGCATCTTAATACCAACAAGAGATTCTTGAAAACGTTTATCATACATAGCCATAACGTCTTGTTCACCTTTCATGTATATATACGCTTCAATAAGCGCCCCATACAATAAAGCCATCTCAGCGTTTTCACTTAGCCACGTTGTTGAGCTATCTGATAGCTCTGTAATACTTTGTGGTCTATAAAAATAATGAAGTTCAGCAGTAAATACTGCGTTTGGTGTGGGTGCCAATAAAAAATTGTTAACATCAAATTGACAATAATATCTTGGAGAACCTGTAGTGGTTGGATCCGGCGTGTATTCCTGAACAAAGCTTGGGTCTTTAAAGTCTATAAAAAACTTGTCCCCATCTGACCCTGTCATACTCATAGAAAATGGTGCTAAAAAATCAGACGGCACTTTTATGTACTGCACAGAAGCACTCGTTTGCGCTGTAGCATTCTTACGAAACAAACTTAACTGTACATTTTTAAGGATGCGTTCTTCCGATAATCGGATAAACAAAGGTATATTATTAACAAAGCTTGTCTCTTCGTATTCCGTGTAAGCTTTTATAGCATCTTTTAATTGTAAGTATGTAAAACTCATGTTGTGTTAATCTGACCCCCCATGCCGCTATGGTACTGGCAGTAGTAGAACAAAGTAGGAGCACCAACAGCTACTGTAATCGTAGATGTATACGCTCCTGTGTTAATTGTCACCCCTGTTGTATATTCGGAGCCGCCACCATGTGTACCATCTGACGTAGTTGAAAAACGAAGAGGATGACCTGTAGCGGCTGACCAATTGAAAGTATACGTGCTACCTTCAGACAAGCTAAGAGTTGGCTGTAAAGCACCATCAATATAGTATTTATTACCTGAACCTGGATTGGCGACTGTAACCGTATAAACGGTGTCTCCTGTCACTGTTGGAGAACCTACTGCTGAAGTTCCCGCAGATCCTGTTGGATTAACCGTGACATCGGCATCTCCTGTTGTGTTTATTACGACAGTTCCTATGAGAGCATTAGAACTAACTCCAGACGGAGCTATATCATCATTCCCAGAATCTGAAATATTTATTGTTACCGTGCCAATTTCCCCAAGAGCAGTTAAATTATTTCTAGGCGTAATACCCAGTATGTCTCTAAAACCAACAGGATTATACCCGTGTTGGATAGCCCTCTGCTCTGGCAACTCTGTCTCTGGTCTAGGACCGCGTAAAGCTTGTGGATCTGGAAACGCTCTTGGTGGAAACAACTGTGGATGCTTAGTCTCAAACTCATCAGGACCGACCTTGGCACCCGTCCACTCTGTCTTCATCTCACGAAGACGGTAACGGCGACCTGACCGATCCGATATACCATAAGCATGTTTACCACTAGCGTAGGCCATTACACCCTCAGATAACTCAAACTAGGCTGCAACTTCAAAGGTGTTCGACCTTGATCCTCGTCCGCTGCACGTTGGAACTCTTCTTCATAAACTGACTTTAACATTTGAATACGATCTGGTGCTCGTTTCATAGCCATGTAGTAGGCTAACCCCGCCACCATACAAGGATAAAAACGAAAAGGCATATCAGTAGTATTAACAAGAGCGTCTGCATCTTCTATCCTGCGTACATAATAATAACGAACTTGGTCTGTAGAGTTTTCAGGAGTAGACCACAAATACATTACAGGTGTAATTTGCCGATCTAACCAAAACTGACTTGGCCTGCCTTGAGTAGTTTTACTGGGAACTGTCGCATAATCACCACGGCTAATACGTTGAAGTTCATAATCCGTGTTAGATCTTCGTATCACAACGTCCAACACATCAACGACATCAGCAGCTAACGCATAAGAAGATGTCCCTTGTGTTACAGTAAAGTCTGCTTCTTTTACCGTCCACAAGTTAAGACCACGATTAGCCCAGTCTGCAAACATCAGATTCATAGACCTACGAGCCGTCTTAGCATCATACCCCGTGCGAACTTCTAGTCCACACCTCTCGTATGCTTCTTCGATTACCTCTCCGACATCGAGGTTAAAATCTCTTGATCCTGATGTTGTCATTGTATCAACTCATATGTGGTTTCTGATTTGTTTTAGTTACAACCGCCCCACCATTTTTAAAACCAATTTGAGCAGCAACTTCTGGAGCTTTTTTCTTTAAAGCTCTCATGCCATCTCCTTTTGGACCTTCAGGTATCGGCTTCTTCTTCTTTTCCATCGTTATCCTCCTGATTATAAAGATTATCGAACACTCGATTGACATCTAGTGTATAGTCTAAATCACTTTTTGAATAGTGTATATGTTGTGAGGGTCTAAAGTCTGGTGCACCCTCACCCACTGCAAACCAAGCGGGATGTGTAACCCTTACTCGATTGTTCGGTAAAGCTACTATATTTCCTGTCCACTCTCCTGCATCCAACAACTGCATCACATGGCTTTGTTTATGTTGTGCCGGATCATCTGCAATCTCAGAGTTTGTGTAGTCTACAGTAAAAAGATACTTTGCAGGAAAGAACTGTCCATCAATCTTCGCCATCCATGGACATGGTGTAGCCCTATCTAAAACATACACCGCATGATCATGTGATGCACAATCCCACGGTTGAGCATCATGTGTTGACATCGGCACAGGCCATTCAGCTAATGGAATATCTGCCACCAATGCCGTAAGAGGCATTCTTGCCCACATTGCACCGCCATGAACTGTATCTTCCTCTTCGTCTTCAGCTTCACAACCAGTAAAGATTACTTGAAAACTTAACGATCTATTAGGCATACTTGTTACAGCTATGACCATAGCATGTAAAAACTCGCCATGATACTTCTCATGGTTATGGGTATATTCTCTACGAACCCACGCCTTAAAGTAAGGTATGTTGCTTTGAAGATAAGGCATTAGGTTTAAAAAGTTCCTTTAAAGCCTAGCCCTTTAACTTGACCCCCGGCCTTGTAACCTTTAACCTTGCCACCCGCTTTCATGCCTTTAACCTTGCCACCCATCTTCATGCCTTTGACTTTGCCCCCTGCTTTCATGCCTTTGACTTTGCCCCCTGCTTTCATGCCTTTGACTTTGCCACCCATCTTGTAACCTTTTTTCTTCATTGCCATGTGAGTTCTCCTTTCAAAAGACTCTTACTAAGCCACCATTAGCCTTTTTATTCTTCCAACTAATTCGTTTCGACGATTTCTTTTTCTTTGCAGCAGATGTACACTGTGCCATAGTAGGGCGACAAGCGGGATAACCTTTACGCTTCTCTCCCTTTTGACG